AACACATGAAAAATCACTTCATGATCACGCGCCAACGTCGACATATACGAGAAAATCAACAAATACAGGACCATAAAAGAACGTGTATAACACATGAAAAATGTGACGAAGTTGCAGAATATATAGAACTTAATGCTGAAGCGGTGAGATTATATCGAAAAAATCATCCGGAAAAATGTGTAAGAGCGTTTCGTGGTTCCATCGTCAAAAGTTCTGGTCGTAAAATATGTGAGTGTCGAAGATCCGCAAAAAAACGGGACATACAATACGAACTTACAGATGAACAATCCAAGGAATTAATTTGTGATAAATGTTTCTATTGTGGCTATCAGCCGACAGCATGTCAATTTAATGGAATTGATCGTCTTGACCACAAACAGAATTATGTGTTCAAAAATTGTGTTACGGCTTGTTCGATGTGTAACTATATGAAAGCATGTCACAGTTCTATCGTTTTTCTTGATATATGCGAACATATCCTGACTTATTTAGGGAAAATCAAGGGAAATCTACATCCACAATTGTTCTTAAATTTTAACGTAAGAAAATCATTTCATCAGTTATATGAAGGATATAAAAAAAGCGCAAATAAGAGGGAGTTGGAGTGGATGTTATCCACTGATGAACTATCGAGTATCATCAAACAACCGTGTTATCTATGTGGTAAATTGACGACGAATGAACATACAAATGGTGTAGATCGTTATGATAATAATCTTGGATATATTATCTCGAATACACGCCCATGTTGTGGGACCTGTAATTACCTCAAAAGAGACGCTAATTATGATGTATTTATCAATAAATTAACGCAAATACATTCTAATAGAGAATTGACTTTACCAAAATTGAGTGTGATGAATTCAACAAATGATGAAAAACGAACGCCCACATAATCAAAGTATTGTTGTACATATTGGTACTATACTTGTAATAATGCAAGTATAATAACAGATATTTTTTAGAACATGAATATGTAAATTGTATATAATAGTATGTTTAATTTGAGTCGTTTGCACCCCTCTTTTCAGAGTATTTATCGGATAAGGATTAACCATCTCCGGGGACTAGACTATATCTTAAGCCTTCATCGAGGTTAACTAAACCTCTCAGACCCAAAACCATTTAGTCGTTGAGCCTCCTCCATAGTCTTGTTATAGTGACGTTAGGAGTTTGGTTGCGGATCGTCCATTTCAGATTTACCTTCATCCGAGGAATTCTTACCATACCTGAGTTCTACTCTCAGCCAGGTCATATTTTCATACAACCTTTGGTATCCACGGCTTTAGGATGTTCCCGCAGTTTGGTCTTGTCGCAGGTTACACTATGTAACCAACTAGCATCTGGGTATGACCTTCAAAAAGGCCTTGAGACCTCAAAATGTTTACCTCTACACAGTGCTCAAATATGTAAAGGATTGATGCTTTTATGCTCCGAATTAAAGCAAGCCCACCCCGTTGGCCCTCTCATATTTCTATGAGAGACGGACTATACCTTGAGTGGATGATTTCATCATCCGCCCGCTTCCATCTAGTCTCTGAGCCTTATTCTCAATTAAGAGAATCTTGGTTGCGGATTGTCCAATCCTTCACATTGTTACTATTGGATTCGGCGATTAACCGAGTTCCTCTTATATATTACTATATAAGAGTAGTAGTGAAGGCTCTAAGGATGTTCCCGCATTTTGAAAGCGTTGCTCGGCTATATGCGTGTAGTTACTACACCAATGTAGTCAAACTAGGAGATTATATAGATCGTCTTGTAATTCTATCAGACGACCCTGGATCATTACACGTTTTTCCCATATTGGTTAAACCCAGAACCAATACGGACGTCTCCTGTTGGGTACGCGTTTGAAGAAAGTATTATACTTTCCGGTCCATACCACTCATAATTCTCAGCACGTTATAGTTAACAGCATAGATACGGACACGTGCGGTTGTGACAGCGATCTGTCCGGTTTCAGGATCAATGGCCTGGAATGTCCCAGGATGAACAGCGAACTGAAGAGTTGCATTATCAATACGAGAGAAGTTGACAGTGCCAGATGGTTGATGTTCCTCAGGTTTAAGACTGAACCAAGTTGAAGTAGGTTCCCTCACGGCCAGCGAAACGATCAAGGCCATTCAACTGTAATTTAGCGTAAATTACAGGATTACCGAAGGTAGCACCAACAGTTGCACCACCAGTGGTACTGAAGTTACCACCAACACCACCATAGTTAGGTGCGTCGAACATCGCAAATGGTGTACCCACTACATCAAAAGCGTCCAATTGGTAATTGCTCCACTGGTTAGAGACACGGCCACCAGGTGTACCAATATGGGAATCCTTCTGAACCACCCAGATTAGTTCCTTGCTTGGGTGGTTGAAGGACAAACGGATCTTATTGCTGGTGTTGCTAATGGATTCTTCACCAGTGTACTGAAGTTGTTCGATCAGATATTCGTGAGAAACCTGAGCGAAGCGTCGGCGCTCGTCAGTATCCAAGTAGATGTAATCTACCCAGAGTGAGCATGATTGCAAATGCTGATTCTTAATATTGGAATCCACAGAACCAGAGTCATCAACCCACAATAGTTCAATGGGACGGAACTCCATGTTGATCTTAACTTCGTGATATTGTACGTGTGTACCCCTCTTTTCAGAGTATTTATCGGATAAGGATTAACCATCTCCGGGGACTAGACTATATCTTAAGCCTTCATTGAGGATGATTGATCCTCTCAGACCCAAAACCATTTAGTCGTTGAACCTTATCCTTAGTCTAATCATAATGACCTTAGGATCTTGGCTGCGGATTGTCCATTTTGGTTTCATCCGAGGAATTTTTACCATACCTGAGTTCTATTCTCAGCCAGATTATATTTTCATATAACCTTTGGTATCCACGGCTTTAGGAGTTTCCCGCAATTTGGTCTTGTTGCAGGTTACACAGTGTAACCTACTAGCATTTGGGTATGATCTTATTTTTAAGATCTTGAGACCACAATTTGTTTGCCACTGTACAGTGCTCAAATGCACAATGGTTAAATGCTTTTCTGCCCTACTTAGTTAAGGCAATTAACGGCAATGCCAACCCTGCATTGCGACAGAACCAGAACTGTAGAGGAACATATAGAGTAGTTCTGGGTTTCACTTGGTTATTAAAGGTACATAACTCAAGAGTCTTACCGACCATCTTGTTGTAGGTGGTTCTCATGCCGAAGGGGAGAGTCAATGAACTCCAGATCTGGAACCAGTCACCGAACTGGCGGTCAATGCGCTGACCACCGATTTCGAGTTCGGCCAAACGGATGAGGTGATGACCTACTTCATCAGTCCATCGTCCGGAAACAGTAGGATCAATCTCAGGGAGTTCAACCTGGAGATAAACACGATGAATGAGGTCACCGTTGCGCGCAATGAGAGCAGTAACCTTCTTTCCGAAATCTGGGTTACCCATGAAAGTCTGTTCAATCGACTCCATAGCAAAGTTTGTATGGCGACGATAAACAACCTTAAAGTACGTTATTTGAGGATTACCTGTACGTTTCCTCTACCTCATCTTTCGATGAGGAGTAGACTATATCTTATGAAGAACTCATCTTTGATTTGGCAAATTCCAAACTTAGGATAAATTCTCCCGAAAACCATTTAGTCGTTGAACCTTCTTCTTTAAATTTTTCTAATCGTATGATAGTATTATTAACTTGATCCAAGTCAACATTTTTTTTTGATGAATTATATTTAACTGTTACTGGCGTCAAATTTGACCAATTCCAACATTTTAACTTTTCAGTGTTATCCGTTAAATCAAATCGATTGACAGGTATAATGTGATCGATCGACCAATATGAACCATAGTTCTTCCAATTCATTTCAGGCGTAAAATTGTACTCAATCCATTCTCTCATATATTGAATATTACAACCAATATAATTCATGGTTGTATCTGTCTTTGTTAGAACAGTTCTAAGACGCGCTGCCAATGATTTCTTGATCCTGTAATTAACGTTCGAATTATGTTCTTTTCGACACCATTCCGTCTTCTGTTTAGTTACGAATTGTGGATAACATTCGAGACATATCTTGTGTTTATAATTTTTTTTGAGTTTGGCGAATTTGTTTAATGTTTCTTCACCACCACACATCTCACAAATGGCCGTCAATGTTGCTCGGTTAGTTGCGCGACGTTCTTTTTCCCGTTTTTTATCGTATTCGTTTGTACATGTTTTACATGTACTTCTATGTGAACTTGTGCCATTTTTATTTACACATTCCCGATATTGGTCCAATGGTTTGATTATTCCACACACATTACACGGTTTTTCCATGTCTATTATAAAATAGATATAAATTACTATCACGATTTTCAATTTTTTAAAGAAGTTTGGATGCTGATTGCCCATTTCGATTAACTGACTGTTAATTTCATCTTATTCATTGTTACTATACCCAAGTTTGTATCTTGGCCACATTTGTATCACTACTAATGCTTAGTAGAATAAGTTTTAGGGGTTTCCAGCAATTTGATTTTCTCACCAGGGTTTTTCATGATGATATTTGAACCATCATCCCTGATTAACATCTGTGGGATCATAATCGCCACTAAAGGTTTTATAAATATCTTATTTATTCGATATTCCCTGATGTTTTTCTACCCTACAGAATCCAAAGGTATATATCCTGAGCACCATCGATAGTACCCCCTCTTTCGAAGTATTTGTCGGATAAGGATTAACCATCTCCGGGGTCTAGACTATATCTTAAGCCTTCATCGAGGTTGACTAAACCTCTCAGACCCAAAACCATTTAGTCGTTGAACCTTCTCCATAGTCTTGTCTATTGTGACGTTAGGAGTTTGGCTGCGGATCATCCATTTCATGTGATTCGAAAGATTTTTACCATACCTGAGTTCCACTCTCAGCCAGCATAAACTTTCGCTCATGCTTTGGTACTTCCGACTTTAGGAGTTTCCCGCAATTTGGTCTTGTTGCAGATTACACTATGTAACCCACTAGCATCTGGGTGATCTTCTATAAGATCTTGAGACCTCAACATGTTTAACCTCGCACAGCGCTCAAATGCGCAAGGTATGGATGCTTTTCTGCCCTATTTTGCTTTCAGGCAACCAACTGCATTAACAGATGATTTTCGAGACCTCCTATTGAAATAGGTGCGATCTCATCGGAAAATTTCCGGCTAGTCGTTATAACTAGTCCCCTTCGCTTCCTGATATTCCTTTTTAGAATTTCTTCAGTCACGAAAGGCACAACTCGCACAGTTTTAGTGCTTATTGTGGCTCGACTGTACATTAAGCCTCATAGAATGAGACCGATTGATGACCCAGTCTGTCGCGATGATCATGTTATATGTCACCGACGGTCTTATCCACACAATTTTGCCAAATTGTATGAACTTTGACCGTTTTCATAAATCTTGCCTGCAGAAAAACTTCTGGGTGTAGACCGTCGTCTACTTACCAATTATTACCACTTGGATTGAAATCTAGTACGATAATAATCCGACTAGAAGGTATCACAGTAGGATGGCGATTCACC